CAAATAGCAATGATCCACTCTGAAGCAACAGAGGTATTGGAAGCACTTAGAAAGCAAAAGGGACAACAAGAGGTTGTAGAGGAACTAGCAGATATTATTATCCGTGTGGTTGACCTATATCAAGGATTAGTAATGGCTGGAGAAGCCAAAGACTCCCTAGAAGATGTGGTTACAAAGAAGACAATCATTAATAGCCAACGTCCAAAAATGCATGGCGTATTGGGATGATATAATAGATGCTTACAAAAGATAATGGAGAAATAATGACAACGACAATTGATGATATTCTATCAAGGCTAGACCCAAAAACAAGAAAGCGTGTACAACAAGCAACTGAAGTTGAGATTGAAAGGCAACCAACACCAAGCCTAAGTCTTAATGTTGGGCTAAAGGGAGGTCTTGCTTATGGTCGTCAAGTTCTTATTTGGGGAAACAAGTCTGCAGGTAAATCATCTTTCTGTTTGCAAATGATTGCAGATGCACAAAAAAATGGAAAGACATGTGCCTGGATTGACTCTGAGCAATCTTATTCACCAGAGTGGGCTACAAAGCTAGGTGTTGATTCAGAAAAGCTTATTTATTCTCCTGCTAAAACAATTAACGATATGGTTGATGTTGCAGTAGACTTAATGGATGCAGGTGTAGACATTATTGTTGTAGACTCTATCTCAGCACTGCTACCTGCAATCTACTTTGAAAAAGATGGCAACGAGCTAAAAGAGTTGCAGGATACTAAGCAGATTGGTGCAGAAGCAAAGGACATGACACATGCAGTTAAAATGCTTAACTATGCAAACAAAAACACACTGCTTGTTTTAATCTCACAACAGCGTAACAGTTTTGGCGGAATGCATGCTACACATATTCCTACTGGTGGTATGGCTGTTAAGTTTTTCTCAAGCACTATTGTGAAGTTGTGGTCAAGTGAGTCAGAAGCAAGCTCAATTAAGGATAAGATTACGGTTGGTGACAGACTGATTGAACAAAAGGTTGGTCGCCCAGTAAACTGGACAATTGATTACAACAAGACTGGACCACAGTTTATTGGTGGATCCTATGATTTTTATTTCCAAGGTGATCACGTTGGCGTAGATACTATTGCAGACCTCGTTGACACAGCAGAGCTTATGGGAATTATTGAGCGTGGTGGTGCCTGGTATACAGTTCTAGATCAGCGTCTTCAAGGAAGATCAAAGGTAGTAGAATACGTCAGAGAAAACAAAGAGGTATTTGACACCCTAGAGAGTCTGGTATACTCTAAGTTATGATAGATCCAAAAGATTTTGTTTCTGGAAATAAAAAAGAACCAGAGCCAGAAAACCAACTAGAAAGTATTAGGGGTAGCTTTGTTTGCCAAGAGTGCTTGGAAACAGTAAGAGATGCCCTCTTTGATGAAGATGCTATGTCTTTATACTACACATGCTTACAGGGTCATAAAAATGAGGCAACCCTATGAGTGAGCGTGGAGAGTTAAAAAGAATAGGTGCAAAAGCACACAAAAACTCTGGTCGTGGTCAATACCAAAAGGCTGACGGATCAACTGATGAGTTTGTTGTAGATGTAAAAGAGGCAGGTAAAAGCTTTACTTTGAACCAAGAGGTTTGGGCTAAGATTGTTACAGACACTCTTAAAACAGATAAGAATAAGTATCCTGCTTTATTGTTAGCAATAGGTGAGACACAAAAAATAAGATTGGCAGTGATTGAATGGGCTGCACTAGAAGATTTAATGGAGAGAGCAAATGGAATCAACACTTGAGTTTATTAACCAGATAACAGAGTTTAACGATCTTCATGAGTTTATGGCAGACCCAGAACTTGATGAAGCACTAGCATTGATTGTTAAGATTATGATGAAGCCAGATATTCCATCTGTTCAGGCAGTTGCTCTTATTGGAAAGCTTCAAGCAATGTCTGCTAAGTTTGCTATCCTTGCTACATACTATACAACAATTGCAAAAGGTCCTTCGGGAAGCACCAACAACACAAAAAAGAACGTGTACTACACAATGAAAGAATCAATAGACAAAATCGTAGATGCCTTAAAGTATCTTGCACGATACAACTTAGGAGCATAAATGGCTAAAAACTTAATAAACACATTAGTAACAAAACCAAGAGATACCAAACTGGATGCAAAAAAATATCGTCTTGCGTTAGGTAAGGCATATCTAGCAGGTAAGAATGGTATTCAGTTTACAACAAAGAAAACTTTTTCACCTTCCACCGTTGGTTATGGATATGGAACATGCCCAAGATACTGGAACCTTGCGTTTAGTGGAGTAGACTTTAAGAATAGTTTTAATGCTCAGGGTATGGCTGCAATGAATGCAGGTACACAGGCACATGATCGTATTCAAGCTGCAATGGGTAAAATGGAATATGGAAAGTTAGTAGAACTAGAACGTGAAGTAAAAGTATCTGACCCACCTATTCGTGGTTTTGCGGATGCAATTATTGAGATTGACGGTGAAGAAATCGTTGGTGAAATCAAAACAGTTAAGTCTGAAGGTTTTGATATTCGTAAAGATACTTCAACTGGTGCAGATAGTCACGTTGTTCAACTTCTTATTTATATGAAAGCTATGAATATGAGTGAGGGTTTCTTTCTTTATGAAAATAAAAATAGCCATGAGATTGCTTGTATCCCAATTGTAATGTCTGAGGCAAATGAAAAATATGCAGACTACATTTTTGATTGGATGAGAGAAGTGTATGCTGCTTGGCAAGAAAAGAAAAACATTAAGCGTCCATTTAAACAAACAGATACAAAATGTAACTATTGTCCTATTAAGGCTGCTTGCTGGGATATGCCAGATGGTAGAACAAAAATTGAACCACTAGAGGTTAGGTCGTTTTGAAAGAATGCGTAGAATGTAAAAATCTATTTAGCTTTAAAACACATAACCAAAAGTATTGTTCTAAAGAATGTTGTAGGATTGCCACTAATAAAAAAATTATGGACAAGTATTACATTAAAAAACAAAGACTTGCAGGAGCCACTAGGCTTTGTGTAAAGTGCAACAACCAACTAAGTAGATATAATTCAGATAGTAAGTGTACTATGTGTCAAGAAATTGAAAGAAAAAATAAAGCAAATATTGCGAAAGGTAATATACAAGATGTCATTAGCAAGCTTGGCAAAGCCAAAAGCAGGTAGAGTTTTAGGTATTGATGCCTCAACAGCATCAATTGCTTTCTGTTTATTTGAAGACGGTGTACCAGTAAAGTATGGTAAGTTTCCTTTAGAGGGTGCAGACATATATGAAAAGGTTGCTGATGCTGGAAAGAAAACAAAGATTGCTTCTAATTTCCTAAAGCCAGACTATGTTGCCATTGAGTCTGCAATTATGGTTAAGTCTGCAGATGCAGGTTTAAAGATTGCAATGATTGTTGGTGCAGCACTTTCTGTGTTGCTAAAGCCAGGAGTTAAAACGGTTTCTATTGCACCTATACAATGGCAAGCATTTATTGGAAATAAAAATCCAACTAAAGCAGATAAGGCAGCACTAGAAAAAGAAATACCTGGAAAGTCTGTAACTTGGTACAAGGGTGAAATGAGAAATAGGAGAAAGCAAAAGACTATGGATTTTTTCAACAACACCTTTGGTACAGACATTAAAGACAATGATGTTGGCGATGCTTGTGGTATTGCCTACTATGCATACAAGAATTTAACGGAGAGATAATGAGTAAACTATATCAGTCAAAAGCTTGGCTAACAAAAAGATACCTGATTGACAGAAAGACTATTGAAGAGATTTCAAAAGAATGTGCAACAAGCCATCAAACTATCTATAGATACCTTGTGCAGTTTGATCTAATTAGGAGCCAGAGAACGTGGAAAAAAAGATAAAGATTAATTTTACTGGAGTTTCTTTAGATTCAGATTACTCGAAACAAGATACTGGCTATTCCACTGCAGGTAAAAACATTTATGATACCTTAGCAAAATATGACTTTCAAATGTCAAACTTTGATATCTGGTCTGAGATTAATCTTTCATTTGCAAACCCCACGATGCATATTATGTTCAGTGGTATGCATAATATTTTATATTCTGCACATGAGACTAGCGAGATATCAGATTACTGGGTTGAATGCTTGAGTAAGGGAGATGAGATTTGGGCTACATCAACTTGGACAGCAGATGTTTATCGTAAAAGAATCAATAAGCCTATTCATGTTGTGCCTCACGGAGTATCTGGAAGTTTTGTTCCAGGAAAAAGAAAGTTGCAGGACAATAAGTTTATATTCTTACATGTAGGGGAGCCCTATGTTCGTAAGGGTGGTCAAGCTGTTGTTGAGGCATTTTTGCAGGAGTTTGAAGGTAACGAAGATGTTATTTTGCTTATTAAGTCCTACGATCATGGTCACACTATACTTATCCCAGATGATACAGGTAAGCTAGTAGAGCCACAAACTATTCATAAAAACATAAAAACTATAAGCAAGTCCACAACATTTAATGAATATTTGAAGATACTTCATAACACTCACTGCCTAGTTTATCCAACTTGGGGTGAGGGTTTTGGAATGATACCTTTGGAGGCTATGGCAAGTGGTATGCCAGTAATATCTACTTGGGAGTGGGCGGAATACAAAGATGATATCAGATACAAGATTGAAAGTGACTTGTCACCAGTACCAGAAAGAATACCTGAGTACTTAAAGGAATCATATTTAGGAGAAATATATCTTCCTAGAATTGAATCTATACGCTATAATATGAGACAGGTATATGATAACTATGAACAGGCATTTGAGGATGCTTGGACAGACTCATTTAAAATACATAGAAACTGGAACTGGGAACAGGTAATAGAAACTTATGCTGTACCAAAACTTAAAGAGATATACGGAGAATTAAATGCACGAGTATAAGAATGATGAACTTGGCTATCTAAATGGAGTTTTGGATTTAGCCTTAGAAGCACCAGCAGGTCCAGAGATATTTAAGGCTTGCCTTGAGATTACAGAAATGCTGCTTAAAAAGAATGTGGCATATGGAAACTCTGCCCTTAATCCTATTAGAATATTTAGTGATGCAGATGACATAGAGCAGATTAATGTCCGTATTGATGATAAACTTAATAGAATTAAAAATAAGAAGGTTTTTGCAGGAGACAACGACATTGATGATCTTATTGGATACCTGCTCCTTCTTAAAGCAAAGAAGGGTGGTATTAATTAATGCCAACATATGAATACACCTGTTTGACTTGTGATAGCACTATTGACAAGCCAAACGTACCAGTTGATGATAGAGATCATCAGCAGTGTGAGGGATGTGGAAATGTTTTAACTAGAAGTTGGACTATTGGTAATGTGGCTGTATGGGCACCAACATCTGGTGGATACCGCTAAATGGCTAAAAAACAGACACAGATCAAATATAACCCACTTTGGGACGTTAAGCATGAATATACACACGGCAAAGATGTAATTGTCCCAGGGACATTAGTTAAAATAAAGAATGTTCGTGGAGAGTTTAAGTTCCAAAAGTATGTAAAGAACATAGACTCTGGAATGGAATGGGTTGATGTTATTGGTCAAACTGGCTATAGATCCTTTTATGTATATGATTTAAAGGGTATAATTAAGCCTAAGAAGAAAAGGATTAATAATGTCAGAGCTGGAACTAGCTGATCGCTGGGAAAACATAAACAAGGTTGCTGAGGAGTTTCTAAAGGGAAATACCAACCCTACCCTCATTGCCAAAGCCTTGGACATGAAGCGGATAGATGTTATTGACTATCTTGATGAATGGCGAATGGTTGTCCGTAGTGACAAGCAGGTTCAGATAAGAGCTCGTGAAGCACTTGTTGGAGCAGACCAACACTACTCAATGTTAATTAAAGAAGCTTGGGAAGTTGTAAATGAGGCTGGAAACACCAGTCAGCTTTCACAGAAAACTGCAGCACTAAAACTTATTTCAGATGTGCAACAGAAACAGATTGACATGCTGCAAAAAGCAGGTATGCTAGATAACCATGAGATGGCTGAAAAGATTTTGGAAACAGAAACAAGACAAGAAGTTATTGTTGGTGTAATCAGAGAAGTAGTTTCTGATTGTGATCATTGCCGTATTGAAGTTGCAGAAAGATTAGCAAAGATAAGCGATAAAGCAGAGGCAATCTAATGTTTGAGGATATGCTAGACCTTCTCGGTGGTGACGAGTTTGAAGAGAAGCCAGTAACCCTAGAAGAGTTTGTAACAAGTGAAGACTATCTTGGTCTACCTCCACTTTCAGAATATCAATACACTTCTATTCGTGCAATGACTCAAGTTTATAAAGAGTCAACCCTTATAAATATTTATGGTGAAGAAGAGGGTAAAAAGAAATGGAAACAAACTTGTAATGAAGTAATCTTACAACTTGGTAAAGGTTCTGGAAAAGACTATATGTCTACCATCTCTGTGGCTTACATTGTTTATTTGCTTTTGTGTTTGAAAGACCCTGCAAAATATTATGGGAAACCTCCAGGTGACTCTATTGATATTCTTAATATTGCTATTAACGCTGAACAAGCAAAGAATGTTTTCTTCAAGGGATTTAAAACCCGTATTGAAAAGTCACCTTGGTTTGTTGGAAAGTACACACCAACTGCAGGTGCTATGACTTTTGACAAAGGTATCACTTGTCACTCAGGACACTCTGAAAGAGAGTCTTGGGAAGGGTACAACGTAATCATGGTAATTCTTGATGAAATCTCAGGATTTGCCACAGACTCAACATCGGGACACGATCAAGCTAAAACTGCTTCTGCTTTGTATGATATGTATCGTGCATCTGTAGACTCTCGCTTTCCAGACTTTGGAAAGGTTGTTTTGCTTTCATTCCCACGCTATCGTAATGATTACATTCAGCAAAGATACAATGCGGTAATTGCCTCAAAAGAAGTTATACTTCGTGAGCATGACTTCATGTTAGATAACACTATTGAGCCAGAAGATGATACAGCAGAAAATCATTTTATGATTCAGTGGGAAGAAGATATTATTGAGGCATATAAGTTTCCAAAAGTTTTTGCTTTACGCAGACCAACATGGGAGATAAATCCAACAAGAAGCATAGAAGACTTTAAGATATCTTTCTTTACTAATCCCATAGATGCATTGTCTCGCTTTGCCTGTATGCCTCCAGATGCTGTAGATGCGTTCTTTAGATCAAAAGAGAAGATTAATATTTGTTTTAGTCAGTTAAATATGGCTGTGGATAGTGAAGGAAGGTTTCAAGAATGGTTCCAGCCAGACCCAGAAAAACAATACTTTATCCACGTTGACCTTGCACAAAAGCATGACCACTGTGCTGTATCTATGTCACACGTTGATAAATGGGTAAAGGTAAATACCTTTAACAACTATGATGTTGTAAACCCTTATGTGGTTGTAGATGCTGTTCGTTGGTGGACACCAACTGCAGATAAGACGGTGGAGTTTAAGGATGTAAAGAACTACATTCTAGAGCTTCGTGCTAGAGGATTTAACATTAAGAACGTAACCTTTGATAGATGGAACTCATTAGATATTATGAATGAGTTAAAAGGCATGGGAATGAATGCCGAAACGCTATCTGTTGGTAAAAAACATTATGAGGATATGTCTATGCTTGTAGCAGAAGAAAGAATTATTGGTCCTGCTATACCACTTTTAACAGAAGAACTATTGCAATTACGCATTATTCGTGATAAAGTAGACCATCCAAGAAAAGGATCTAAAGATTTAGCAGATGCAGTTTGTGGATCAATATATAATGCAATAGCTGGTACACCAAAAAGAAGCGGTGACATTGAAATTGAAATACATACCTATAAAGACTTTATAGATGATAACAGTTCAATAGATCCAGAAGAGTTTAGACCAGGAAATAAAAAAACAGTAATGCCTATCTCAGATATGATTGGGTTTTTGGAGGGAATGAATGTCGTTTAATTTTGATGATTTCGATGAGGACTATTTGGATGAAATGATGATGGCTTTAATAGAAGATGGCTACCTACATCCAAGTGGTGTTGACGACAATGGTGATCCCCTATATCAAACAACACAAAAGTTTAGGGACGATTTTCCAGATATGTTTGCAGAACAAATAGCAGATACTAATAGGATCATTTATGATTTATGGATGCTAGGTTTAGTAGATGTAACTGTAAAAGAAGAGGTAAATGACTGGATAGTTTTAACAACTGATAAGACTATGAACTGTGATGTTGACCAGTTAACCCCAGAGCAAAGAAACATAATAATGCAATTAAGATATAAGACTTTGTACTCACAAGATGATACAATATAATGTCAAAAACACTTGACATTCTAGCTAAAAGAAGGTAATATATAATCATGGAAACAACATTTGAAGATAAGGTTGCATATGTGGCAACATCGTTCTATCGCCGTTTTGACGATAATGAAGAGGGATTTGATCCTAGCAACGAATACCCTGCGGTACTTCGTACAATTTTTAACCGTCACGATATGGCAGGTGCTATCGCACTTGCACTATTTAATGAAGACATTGAACTAAAGACTGACACTGCAAAGAAGTGGGTTGAAGAGTCTTATGATGTTCTTCGTTCTGTGTTTGGAAGCCCAGAAGATGAAGAAGATGCGGTAGAAGAAGTTGTAGCAGAAGCAAAACCAAAGAAGGCTGCAAAGAAAGCAATTACTAAGCCAGAGTAAATAAGTTTGGTAGAGTTGGGCAGGTGGTGAGCCCCTTTGACTGTAAATCAAACGCTTTAGCTTTGTAGGTTCGATTCCTATCTCTACCACACAATCCCCAATAGCTCAATCGGCAGAGCGTCAAACTGTTAATTTGAATGTTCCTAGTTCAAGTCTAGGTTGGGGAGCAGCAGTATATGTTTGTCAGTTGCATATACTCCCACATGTAAAGTGGCATGGCAAACTGACAGGCGAATGTCGCATAATGGTAGTGCTTCTGCCTTCCAAGCAGATAGTGAGAGTTCGATTCTCTCCATTCGCTCTAGGCGAAGAGGGGTTGCTACCTTGTGATGACTCCTCTTCGCCACCTATTAAAAAACTACAAAGAGAGTATACTGGTAATATGACTGAAACACAAGAAATGTTGGAACGTCAATTAAAGGTTGCAGATAGATGCGACAGGTGTGGTTCTCAAGCCTTTGTTCTTGTTAAAGGAATTGCAGGAGAGTTAATGTTTTGTGGACACCACTATGCAAAAAACGAAGAAGCCCTTGTAAAATATTCTTACGAGATTGTTGACGAAAGAAGTCACATAAACAGCCACTCTGCCTCAAGCCCTATTTAACCATAGGGGTGGTAGCTCAGTTGGTTAGAGCAGCAGACTCATAATCTGCCAGTCGTCAGTTCGAGCCTGACCCACCCCACGCCCCTGTAGCTCAGCGGATAGAGCAATAGGTTTCTACCCTACAGGTCGGGAGTTCGATTCTCTCCAGGGGTACGGTTACTGATATAATAGACATTGGGATTAATCCCTATTTTATTAGAAAAGAGTGATTCAAATGGGTTCACCAATCGTTGGTGGTAAGGTTACAACACCTTACAAGAAGCTTGGAAAGATGTGGAGCAAGGGCTATCACACAGGAGTAGACTATGCTTGCAAAGTTGGAACAGACATTGTTGCTGTTGCAGATGGTAAGATTGAAAATGCATCCTGGGGTGCCAGCTATGGCACACAGCTAGTTCAAAAAGTTGAGGGTGGCTGGGTAATCTATGCACACCTTTCAAAGGCTCTAGTTAAGGCTGGAGACAAAGTAACAAAGGGACAGCATATTGGAGAGTCTGGTAATACAGGTAACTCTTCAGGTCCTCATCTTCATTTTGAAATGAGAGACAATATCAGATGGAGTGCAGGTAAGGACATTGACCCTACTGCAATTCTAGCTTCCTAGTTAAATAGTTTGAAGCCCCTAACTTTTTAGTTGGGGGTTTCTTCTATTAAAGCCTTGACAATCCCACTCAAATACTATATAATAAAAACATAAAAGATATTAAAGGAAACTTATGAATAAAACAAACCATAATGCTGCTGGTATACTTGTTGCTGCATGGACGTTCTTGTTAGTTTTTCTGTTTGTAGAAAACTGGCTATTGATGATATTTCTTGGAAGCTTGCATTCAGTATTTAACTTTATTCCTGCCCCAGGTTTTTGGACTGTATTCTGGTTTAACCTAATACTTGGAATTGTTATTAGAACAATCAAGAAACCTGTAAAATGAGCAGGGGTTTTCAATACGACTTCTTTTCAGAAGAATGGTCTCATAACTGTGGTGCTTGCGGTGAAGAACTTTATGCACCAACCAGAAAACATCTAGAGGGAAACTTTTGGATACATACACACTCAAATAACTGTCTGGGAGGATGGTAATGAATAAAACAGAATTAGAAAGTTTAATCTATTACGAAACAGATGAAGAGATTATGCTTATGGATGGATTTGAAGAAGCCTTTATAGGTTTTTCTAAAAGATGTGGTCAGCCTACATTAGCAACATACTCCTATGAAAAAATGTTACAGGTTCTTATTGAGCGTGATGAAATGGACATAGAAGAAGCTGATGAATATATAATGTATAATTGTGAAGGTGCTTGGATGGGTGAACTAACACCAATTATTTTGCACGAATACAATGATCCCTGGAAGGCATAATGACAAGTAAAGCAGTAACTAAAAGTTATTTTATTAAATCAACAGATGAGCTAACAGAAATTTTTGTAACGGGCTTAAGAACATATGTTAAAAATCGTTTAGGTGAAACTGAAATGCATATGGAAGACTTTGCGGTAGAAGCAGCAAACTTTGCAGAATGTTTTTATGCAACAATGACGGCGTTACCAAAGGATCAAAATGGAATTTAAACTTTATCACGAAAAAGATGCTGGTCCAGTAGTTCGCTGGCTTGCTACAAAAATATTAGGCATTCTTCATACAATTGAAAAGCCCCTATATAACTATGCAGATATGTATACAGCAGTTTGGGATGACTATGAAGACGAAGATAACCTATCTGTGCCACACAATCAAATGGGTATATTTGATAACCTTGAAACACTCCCACAGTTTGAACGCATACAGGACGATTTAATTTAATGATGGACAACGAATATTACTACCGTGATCAAATGCGTGAGTTACAAAATGTAAACATGTTTGTAAGAGTAAACACTCTTAGAACAGTTTTAAATAAGTTAGAGTGGATTAAAGAAAGTGGCGGTAGCCTAGATCACGCTATTGAGTTTATTAAATGTGAGTTAGGTAACAAGTGATGATACAAAAGATTTTAAGATATGCAGAACACTTAGGTTTAGATAAAGAAGAATTATTACAGATGACAATGCTAGATGCAATGTTGAAAATTGAACAAACAAAAGATATGTGGAAGGAAGTGAAACAACTTGGGTAAGCATCATGATAAAGTTTTAAGAGCACTAGAGGTTAGAAAAAATAATGTTCCACAAAAAGGTGGATACAATATGCCTGGTTCAATGAATAAAAAGAAAACAGGATATAAAAAAAATAAGTAACTTGACAACCTCTCGGTGATGTGTTAAACTAGAATAATGCGATTCAAAACCTTGGTTTTGATTCCTGCTACTGCGGTTCTTACAAGTTTACTTGTATCCCTACCAGTAGCCCAGAATCAAACCAGTGCTAATGAGGCACCGCAAAAAGTAAGACTAGTTGTTAGAACTACTGAAAAGGTAGACACAACAAGGCAAAATGCAGCATCAAGAGCTGCTGAAAGATTTGCCTTTGGAACCCCAAAATACAATCAACGGTTTGCATATTACTATATGCAAGACAAGTATAAGTGGGGAGACAAACAACATTCCTGTCTAGTAAAGCTCTGGAACCGTGAAAGCGGTTGGCGACAAAACGCACATAATAAGAGCTCTGGAGCACATGGAATACCTCAGTCCCTGCCAGGAAAGAAGATGGCATCAATGGGATCTGACTGGAAATCAAATCCTGAAACACAAATAAAATGGGGTTTGAAATACATTAAAGGGAGATATAAAACACCATGTAATGCTTTAGGGCATTCAAATAAACACAACTGGTACTAATAACCAGATGTCCTGAGCAAAGACATTAAACTGCTCGCCATAACACATTGGATGTATAATTAAATATTTGCCTCTTTAGCTCAGTGGTAGAGCAACGCTCTTGTAAAGCGTAGGTCATCCGTTCAAATCGGATAAGGGGCTCTCGAAAACAATTAGGAGAACAAGATGAACTTAGTAGAGTTTATTGAAGAAATTAAGTCTGGAACTACCATCGTGGATTTCTGGGCGGAATGGTGTGGACCCTGTAAAATGGTTACACCAGTATTAGAAGAGATTGCAAAAGAAAACAATGTAAAACTCTTAAAGATTAATGTGGATGAAAGCAAAGAACTTTCAAGTGCCTTTAATCTAACAAGCATTCCAGTAATTATGCTATACACTGACGGTGAAAAAACAAAGCATATCATTGGTGCAAAGCCAAAGCCAGCATTACAAAAAGCCCTATTTGGAGAAAATTAATATGGAAGGTATAGTCTTTTTGGCGGTATCTTCAGTTATTCTTTCCGTATGGACATATCTTTTATATAGACAAACAAACAATACTGATGCAGATATTGTAAACTTTGTTTTGTCAACGCAGGTGGCATCGTTAAAAAATGAAAACAACACACTTAAAGCTAGACTAAATACACTAGAGGAAGTAAAGAATGTTTAAAAGAAATAAAGATGAAATGTTGGTAGAAGAATATCAGTATCGTGCAGTTATTACATATATTCCAGAAAAGTTTGTATGGAAAGCATCTGTCCAACGTAGAATTGGTATTAATAAATGGGTTAAGGTTAGATGTGGATTAAAAGGTGTTCAATTTAGTACCAGAGAAGTTGCTGAACATACCGCCAGGAATAGAATTAAGGTACAAAAAAGCCTAGATGATAAGATTAATAGCCCAATTTCTTATATAATCTATGACGATTAAATGGTAAAATAGGTATATGTCTTCCAGAAAATTTCTTGTTCCTGCAAACCTGCTTAATTTAGCAGAAGATCCTGCAGTTGGTGAATCTGGAGATATTTACTTTAATACAGTATCTGATAAGTTAAAGATATATGATGGTTCTGCTTGGGTAGAAGTTGGAAGTAGTAGTGGTTCTCAAACTACAGTATCTGACACAGCACCATTAACTCCAAACATTGGCGACTCTTGGTATAACAATGAGACTGGTTCGCTCTATGTTTATGATGGAACCTACTGGGTAGAAGTAAATGGCATTATTGAAGGAACCAATACCTTTAGCCATATATCTGTAGCTGGTCAATCTCAACTGGTTGCAGACTCAATAACCGATGTTTTAACTTTTGTGGCTGGTACAAACGTATCTATTACAACAAATGCCACAACTGATTCTATTACTATTAATTCAGCTGGTGACTACTCCTCTGTTGATTCTATTACATACCCAGACTACATATCCTTTGATACCTCCCCAGAAACCATTCCAACACAAACTGGAAGTATATATTGGGACTCTGGAGATGGTCTTCCAGCAACAGTATTAAATGCAAATGTAACAATTGGGCTTGGACAAGAGCAAGTTGCTTTAGTTAAAAATGAAAGTGGTTCATCAATTGCTAAAGGCAAAGTTGTATACATTAGTGGTGCCCAAGGACAAAGACCAACTATCACCCTATCGGATGCAGATGCGGAATCAACATCTTCGAAGACATTTGGTCTCACATCAGAAACAATTGCAAACGGAGCAGAAGGATTTGTAACTACTTTTGGTGTATTGCGTGGCGTAAACACTCTGGGGCTGACTCAAGGAGCTCCACTGTGGCTTTCTTCGACTGCAGGTGGATATACAACAACTGTTCCCCCAGAACCAGCACATTCTGTATTTATTGGATATGTAGTTAAGGCTCATCAAACAGCTGGTGAAATTTTTGTAAACATTCAAAACGGATACGAGCTTGATGAGTTGCATGGAGTTTCAATAAATGGTGTGTCAGAAGATCAAACTCTAAGATATGACGAT